CGAGAGCATAAGAAAAGACAGGAACAGGAGGAAGAATAATGGCAGAAGAAGGCACTACGGCGGCTGTGGAAACTACTCAGACGGCAGACCCTATGGCGGAGGCTGCGGCTCCCGCTGCAACAGAGACACCGTTTAATTTCCCGCCCTCGCCGGAAGGTGCAACACCGGCGCAGGAAAATGTCGCTTCAAAAGCGACAAACGAGGAAGCCCCGGCAATCCCTGAGAAGTATGAGTTTCATTTGCCGGAAGGCTTGACCATGACGCCGGAAATCGAGGGGCAATTTTCCGAGATTGCCAAAGGGATCGGCTTGACGCAGGAGCAGGCAGATAAGCTTGTCCAGCTCCATTCCAATATCATGATGGACACCATGCGTCAGGCGGAGCAGCAGAAAAACAGATGGGTGGAGGCTTGCCACAAGGAAGGGCTTTCCTCACCTGACAAACTGACGGCCGCGAAATTGGCGGTCGATACATTCGACGACACGGGGCGGCTGATGCCGATGCTGATTGAAAGCGGTATCGCATACGCTCCTGAGTTTCAGAGATTCCTGCAAACTATCGGCGGGTATCTCAAAGAAGATACGGCTCCTGACAGCAAGCCCGCGCCGCAGGCCAAGAGCGCCGCTGATTTGCTGTTTAGCAATAGCAAATACTAATCATCAGAAAGGACAGTGGTAAACATGACAGCTATTGGAGTGGATTTTGTCACCCTGCATGACTGGGCGGCAAGGTTTGGGGCGAAGGGCGAGTACGTCAATCAGAAGATCATCGAACTTCAGGCGCAGACCAACCGCATTCTTGACGTTCTTCCCTTCAAGCAGTGTAACGATGGGACGCAGGAGGTCGCGCTTATGCGTGCGGAGCTTCCGCAGGTCGCCTGGCGTCTTATCAACCGAGGCGTAAAGCCGACGAAATCGAAAAGCAAGCAGGTATCTTTTACGTGCGGCGGTATGGAGGCGCTGGCAAAAGTCGATGAAAAGCTGTTGCAGATCAACGGCAACGACAACAATTGGCGTCTGTCGGAGAACGTGGCGCAGCAGGAAGCTATGAATCAGGAGATGGCTGCAACGTTCTTTTACGGGGACGAGAAAGCCACGCCCGCGAAGTTCACGGGTCTTTCCGCCTACTACTACAGCAAGGCGAATCAGGACAGCATTTGGGCTGACCAGATCATCGACGCCGGCGGCACCGGCTCCGCGCTTACTTCGCTTTGGTTTGTCGGTCTTGGCTACGACACCGTATACGGCATTTTCCCGAAAGGGACGAGCGCAGGCTTTAAGTATCGCGACAACGGCCGCGTGAAGATGTATGACAGCGACGGCGGCGAGTTCTACGGCTACGAATCGCAGTATAATTGGGATATGGGCCTTGCCGTCCGTGACCCGCGCTATGTCGTCCGCGTTGCGAATATCGACACTACGGCGCTTTCGTCCGCGAATGTCGACGCGTTCATTAACAATATGATTCGCGCTTATAACCAGATCGAGAACCCCGACAAGGTGAAGCTGGCAATCTTTGCAAATCGCAAGGTCCAGACGTATTTGGATATCGTTGCGTCGAACAAGAGCAATGTCCGCCTGACGATTGACGAGTACGGCGGGAAGAAGATCACCCACTTCTGGGGCGTTCCTGTCCTGCGCTGCGACGCAATCCTCAACACGGAATCGCAGCTTGTGTAAAAAGATTGGAGGTAAAAGGAAATGGCATACATTGACGCAGAAAATACCCTCATCAACACGGCGGAGCTTGGAACCGCCATCACGGGTCCGATTGTCGACCTCGGCTCCAAAGGCGGCTTTTTGTCCCCGCTGTATATCGACGCAAAGCTGACGAAGAAACTGACGAGCGGCAGCATCAACAGCTTTACGCTTCAGTCGGCGGCGGCTGATACGTTTGCGGACCCGGTGGACGAGGTGACGATCACCGTTCCGGCGAGTGCGCCGCAGACGACGAAGCCTTGCACGCTGGCGCAGTTTCACGCGCCGATTAAGCCGAGCAACCGTTATATCCGCCTCAAAGCAGCAGCCACTTCCCCCGTAGGCGGCGAGCTTTTCGCGGCTATGCAGAACGGTATCAAGGTTGATATGTGATGCGGTACGTTGTCAAGGTGACGTGCTTTTTCGACAATCGCTATTATAAGAAGGGAGAGACGGTCGAGTTTCCTTCGGCCGTCACGCTTCCTGATTATTTCGAGCTGATTGACAAGCCGGCTGAAAAGCCTGTCGAGAAGCCGAAGGAAGAAACCGAAAAGCCGAAAAAGGATGAGCCGAAGAAATCCCGTATGGCGAAAGCAAAGGCAAAAAACAATGGATAAGATTGAAATTTGCAACATGGCATTGAGCCGCATAGGCGAAAGCCCCATAGAGGCGTTATCGGAAGCGTCAGAGGCAGCGCGAAAATGCAATCAGTTTTTTGAGCATGACCGGCGCGTAGTCCTTCGCCGTTATCCGTGGCCGTGGGCGACGCGGAGAGTGGAGCTTGCCGCAATGGTAGACAGTCCGCAAGATTATCTGTATGCGTATAGATATCCTGCGGACTGTTGCTATTTGCGGAAGATTTATTCTGTTGCGCCGGACGGTCATTTGATGCCGCTGCCGGAGTTTGTCAGCTATCAGATTGTCAGCGACGCGGGCGGTATGATTATCTATACCAACGAGCCGCGAGTGATTGCCGAGTATACGGCGGATATCAAAGACGCCGAAATGTTTGACGAGCAATTCTGCGAGGCTTTGTCCTGGAAGCTGGCGTCGAGTATCGCGTTCAAGCTGACAGGAAACGCGCAGATCGTACAAATGGCGACGAGCGAATATGAACGGCTTTTCCTGTATGCGGCGGCGGATGCTGAAAACGAGCAAAATGTCAAAACGCCGGAGCTGAACACATTTATTGCAGCGAGGTTTGTGTAATGGGGATGTACCAATTAAAACCTTCCTTTGCGGGCGGGGAGCTTACCCCCGCCCTTTATGGAAGGACAGATTTGCAGAAGTACGACGTTGGCGCGGCTGTGCTTCAGAATGCAGTTGTGCTCCGATATGGCGGAGTGACGCGGAGGGCGGGATTCCGATATATCACCGGCACAAAGTCCAACAATAAGGCGCGGCTGATTCCGTTTTCGTACAATACGGAGCAGAACTATGTTCTGGAGTTTACGTCGGGGAAAATCCGCATCTTTACGCAAGGCGGCATCATTACGTCCGGCGGCAGCCCCGTCGAGGTAACAACGCCGTACACGGAGGCGGAGCTTCCGAAGATCAAATACACGCAATCCGCCGACGTTTTGTTCCTGGCACATCCGAACCACCCGCCGGCGACGCTGACGCGGTACAGCAATACGTCGTGGACGTATGCAGTCATGGATATCACAAACGGCCCGTTTGACGACCCGAACACGACCGACATAACGATCACGCCAAGCACGTATGAACCGCCGGAGCCGGAGCCGGAGCCGGAAGAAGTGGAAGAAGCCGAGGAAGAAGATACAGGGGAATACGTCACACTGACCGCCAGCGACGATTTTTTCACATCGGCTATGGTCGGCCAGCTTATGCGGATAGGCCACACCGTACCGAGCCAATACAAGCAGGGGAACCCGCTCAACAGCACGATCATAGTTGTTTCCTGCGTACCTGGCGGCACGGTCTATGTGGAATCCTTCGGCTTTTGGAACGGTTCCTTTGTCGTCGAGAAGCAGGACGACACGGGCGCATGGGTGCAGCTTAAAAAGCAGAGCGGCAACCGTTCGCAAAACTACAATATGACGTTTACCAACGACGACGACGAAATCCGCAATTACCGCGTTACAAGCACCAGCTTTGATACAACGGTACGGGAAGGCGAGGACGCGAACCAGCGCGGATATGTTACTATACAGGCTTTCGCGAAGGACTACGACGGCATTGTTGAGATCACGGATTATGTTTCAGCAACAGAGGTGGTTGCGCTTGTCAAGCGCAAGCTCGGCGCTATGACCGAGACTTCGGATTTCTCCATGAGCGCATGGGGCAGCGCGAAAGGCTATCCGCAAGCAATCGGCTTCTTCGAGGACAGGCTTGTCTTTGCCGGGTCCAAGGCGCAGCCGCAGACGTATTGGGCAAGCAAGAGCGGTGACTATTATAATTTTGGAACGTCGGTCCCGCTACAGGACGACGACGCAATCACTGGCACGCTGGCCTCCGGGCAAATGAACGGTATCAAGGCGATTGTTTCCTTCGGCGAAATCGTCATGCTGACAAGCGGCGGCGAGTATCGCGTTTCCGGCGGCGGAGAAAACTTCACGCCGACAAACCAGCAGGCACGGGCGCAAGAATATCGCGGTATCAATGACCTTACGCCGGTGGTTATCGGTGGACGCATTGTCTATGTCCAACAGCACGGAAACATTGTTCGTGACCTTGCGTATAGCTATGACGTAGACAAGTACACGGGCGACGATGTTTCTATTCTTGCGGCGCATTTGTTTGACGGCCATACGATTGTCGGCATGACGTATCAGCAGATTCCTGATTCCGTCGTATGGTGTGTGCGCGACGACGGCGTTCTTTTGGGCATGACGTATGTCAAAGAGCAGGACGTTTACGCATGGCACAGGCACACGACGCAGGGGCAGTTTATCGACGTATGCTCCATATCCGGCAACAACGAGGACGAGCTTTGGGCGGTCATAAAGCGCGGCAATAATTACTGCGTGGAGCAAATGTCGGCGCGGTTCATTTCCGACGATACGGCAGACCAATTCTTTGTAGACAGCGGCTTTTCATACGCCGGTACGGCAGTCAGCTCCATTCCCGGGTTGACGTGGCTGGCAGGAAAGACAGTGCAGATTCTCGCCGACGGTCACAAGTTGCAGGACACAACGGTTGCAAACAACGGCACGCTGACGCTTGACCATGCGTATTCAAAGATATCCGTCGGGCTGGAATATGACACAGTGATTCAGACGCTGCCAGTGGAAATGTCCGGGCAGGACGGCACATGGGGCAGCAGGAAGAAACGAATCCAAAACATGATGGTCATGTTCAAAGAGACGGTCGGTGGTAAATTCGGTTTTGCGGATAACGCTATGGATGAAATCAAATGGCGCAGCAC